CTCCGACACTACCATGAGTCATATAAATAAAATGGATTGCACATATATTAACCCCTATGTGCTGCGCTTTAACTTACTTAATCAATAAATAATAATAAAGGCACCTGTCTAGTGTCTTGAGTTATTAAATATATAAAATTATACGCGCTGTATAAATCGCCTAAAACCATATTCAATGTGTCTCTGAATCCATTCTTGGATCTGAGGAACCTGAACTTTCCGTTCATTTTATAATATAAAAGAGTTTTTTGCAACCTCTCTACTATAGTGCTTATTAATGCATGATTGTAATACGTATAAATTGTACGTACTTTCATATTCTTTAAAATTAAATTATAATTTTTATTATTTAGTAGTGATATTCCTATCTGCATGTTAATTCTATTAACTAATGAAATACGCTTGTAATTAGATAATAGATTATATAAAATATCTTTATTTATATATTTTTTCTCTTCCAGAATTTGTTCTATAATACAGTTTACATGATAATCACCTACATTGAAACGGTAATCCGGTACAATATCAATATTGATATTTTGAAAGAAATATTTGACCATTGCCAGCTTATCCGTTAGCGATTTGCCATTTCTATTCTCCTTCAACTTTTCAGCTTTATATTTAGGTCTGATTGTCTCCATCACGACCTTCTTTGAAAAAATATTATTTTTTATATATCTGTATACTATGCCAAAGTTTTCTACCCCAAAGATTTTACAATAATACTTGAAAATTTGACTATTTAATATTAAACCCTTGTTATTTACCTTATATTCATAAATATTCCTATTCTCGACCGAATATTCATTAATTGTGACTGAACATCTGAATCCATGTTCACGAATATTGGTATTGGTACTGTAATTCATCAATTCATACACTTCCTGAATTTTTGAAAAGATTCCCAGTTTTAATACCAATTTATCTAATGTGGCTTTATAATTGGAATAGTTGTTATACTCTAGTTCCGAAGTAGGTTGTTGATAAACAATTGGAATTAATGCTCTTATAGCATAGGATCTACAAACGTTACAATTATAATAGTTACGTAGGAACTCAATACAATTATAGCCAATCATGTTTTTTATAGGATGAATTATAAACCCTAATCTCTCATATCCCAGACTAACCTTTTTTAATAAGCGAAGACATTTATTTTCTGGTAGATTAGGCCTATCTAAGACAACCACTAGATCATCTCCCATGGTAACTATATCCACTAAATTTTGTTCTAACTCACCAAAAACACCAAAACTGATAACAAAATTTAATAATGATTCCACCAAATTGGTAATTTTCCAGCCACTTAAAACACCGTATTTATAACTAAAATGTTTTTTAAATTGATCAAATGTTATAACCCTATCTTTCATCAATTTTTCAAATAAATCGATATTCTTATAGAGTTCTGATCTATATATACTTAAACTTGAAAAACTTCTCAGAGTTATAAGTATTAAATTAAAAGTTATAGTAGTATCAAAACTACTATAATCCAAAGGCAAGCATAAATATTTATTCAGCGTAAATTTATTATAACTAGTATATCTACAGAACCTACCATGCAGCAAATTTTTACTATCTTTTGACATTAGAGCATAACAATGTTCAAAACCTTTAAAACTCTTACTTAGTAGATCCTCTATCTTACATAGAGGTACATAGGTATCCAAACCTGTGTTAACAACAATACGGTCTTTAATAGTCTCATGTTTGATGACTATACTATCATATAATTTTTCCAATTTATACTTTTCATCAAACAATTTATCTATATCTTGTAAAGAACTGAAATACTGCGTTTTACTCATATTATGTTTACGCCCCTTATCATCAACTATTTTTATATTGCATGCACCTGGAGCTGAAAAATATAAATGTTTATTTTCATACATAGGTAATGTTGCATTTCGAATATTATTTTCTCGAACAATGTCAAGACAACTTTTTCCACCTGGTTTTTTAAAACGAATAGCATATTTAAACCATTTTTTAAAAAACCTTTCCTGTTTAGTCCCATTCTTCTCATTTCCTGCGAAAAAATTTTTTTCATATTGCTTTTCTATCTCTTGTAACTTTAATTTATCACATCTATACCCAAAACATGTTTCCAAATTATATAAATTGATAAAACCATTATTTTTCCAATAGACGTCATAGATCTGTGCGATGTTCTTTATAACCTCTCTTAAATACAATAATTTGTTAGTAATTTTATAAAACTCTATGATGTAAAAAAGGTGGTCAAAACTTTTGTTTAGCGGCAGATTCATCCACCTTATGTAATTTCGAATAAGAAATTTAAAGGCCTGATAATCTGGATGAATGCCCGCTTCTACAGGAAATTCAATTTTATATTTATTCAATTCATCGTTTGGAATATCCTCAACCAGATATTTATCATAACCCCTAAAATTCGAGAGTACATCATGCTTTATTTTATTACAAATATCATTAATATATTTTCTATAACTAGTTATCTCCTGATGGCTGTAGAAAAAATTCCACTCCTTAATTTCCCTGGCCATTAAGATTCGTTTTCGCAATCTTTCCAGATTACTTAACATTATACGCTTTTCTAAGCATAATATATTTGCAAATGAGGTTATTATATTATTAATAATATCACTATTATTTTTTGTCTTTTCTATTAATGTTAGCTTATCTATATTTAGAATATAACAAAATAATTCCATTTTATCACTTAGAGCTAAATAGCTATAATCATTAGGTATGTAATTTAATTTTTCCAATTGTGCAAATTCATACAAAAATTTAATTAGACCACTTACACTAGGTATCGATGTAATGAATTCTATGTTACCCAAAAGAATTTTTTTATGTGGATAATCATTTAATTTAATAACAATAGTTGCTTTACTATCTATAAAATAATTTTCTTCGTTACTAACCAACACCTTCAATCTTCCATATCTAGTGCTTATATACTTATCATTTACTACAATATTAGAGAAAACTTTTTTTAGATTTTTAGTAATATTACTACTACCTTTAGTAAAAAAATATTTATAATTATAATGAATAAAATCATCTATCATCTGGTTCGGCTTGTTTCCATATTCCTGGAAAATTCCGATATCACATAAATAATTAAATATAAAAGGATAAAAATATACAAAATTTACAAAATTCTG